ACCACCCCAGCAAGAAAAGATAATCCAGATGTGGTTACAGTTTGGGATATTGAAAATGCTGGGTGGCGTTCATTCCGCATTGATCGTATTAAGTCATTGTTAGTTGAATAGATTATTCACATTCGGGTGTAGCATGACAAATTATCATTACCCTACATGGGCTGATATATTAGGTACTACCTATGATTATTATGAAAATTGGGGTAGATATGGTTCTGGGAATCAATTTATTTTCAATTCAATAATAGAATGCAATAAACGAAATAATCTTACGAAGAATGACACCATTCTTATATTATGGACAGGTATTGCTAGGATTGATTACTACCAGTTCAATGAATGGTGCAATAAACAAAGCCTGTTCCCAGATAAATCAGGTGATGAATTGAATGATTGGCCTATTTCAAGTCCAGATGGATATGAAATACTAAGCTACGCATATATGGATGCAATACATAATATATTGGCAGGGTTGAACTATAGATCAATGAAATGGCAAGAATACGATGTTGACGCACATCGTGTATACGAAGACACATTAAATAATATAGAATATATCCAATTTAGAGAGAATGATCGTGTATACATTGATAGCAAATCCTATCGGTTAGAAGCAGAAAAGTTATATAAACGCATGGCTGGCGAAGATTGGCCATCATTGGGTGATATTTTGTCCGATAATTATCATAATATTGATGATAATTTTATATTGGAAGAAATAGCCGAGTTTTTTGGTTATCTTAAATCTAATAAAAAACTGATGTTATCATTGGCTGATACGATAGATCGTCATCCAACACCTTTAGCACACCTTGCAGTAGTTAGAAAATATTTTCCTGATGCCAACATATCATTGGCAACCGAGGAATGGGTTGAGACTATTGATCACAAACTATTAAGTGGTATTGAATATAAATTTAAACCATCTAATCCAATGCGGTATTAAGGAAAACGTATAAATGAAAGCAGAACTTCACCGTAAAATAGCACAATGGCACTTAGCACAGGCGGAGTTGCATGACCTATCTGGAACGGATAATTTACCTAAGTGCATTGCGGATGGAGAGTGTTCTGTGTTATACCCAGGGAAAGCATGGATAGCAGAAGATGGATGGATTGTATCATTAATTAGTCCAGCGGATTTAGCACAATTAGATAAAATGGAAGAATAACGAAATTATGTTGATATGCCCAATGCTTTTAGGGGGTTCTTTTATTATAAAACTATTGACTAATGCATAAAATGTATGTATAATACTTGCATTGATTGCATAATATGGATCAATTATAATCATATCTTTGATAGGAGAAATATATATATGAATGAAAATATTCGTCCACTACACGACCGTGTTGTTGTGAAGAGAACAGAAGAAGAGAAAATGTCAGCAGGTGGTATTGTTATTCCTGATTCAGCAACAGAAAAGCCAGCGCGTGGCACTGTTGTAGCTACAGGTAAAGGTAAGGTCCTTGATAATGGGACAGTGCTTGATTTGGGTGTTGCCGTTGGGGACACTGTGTTATTTGGTAAATTTGCAGGAACTGAAGTTAAAGTTTCTGGAGAAGAACTTGTCGTCATGAATGAAGACGATATAATGGCTGTAATTGAATCATAAGGAGAAATATATGAGCGCAAAAGAAGTAAAATTTAGTGATGACGCACGTCATCTAATGTTAGATGGTGTAAACACGTTGGCAAATACTGTAAAGGTAACACTTGGACCAAAAGGACGAAATGTTGTTTTAGATAAAGCATTCGGTGCACCTGTAATCACAAAAGATGGGGTGACAGTGGCAAAAGAGATTGAACTTGAAGGGAAGTTTGAGAATATGGGTGCACAACTAGTTAAACAAGTAGCATCACACACCGCAGAGGTTGCTGGTGATGGCACTACTACAGCTACTGTACTAGCACAATCTATTATGAAAGAAGGAATGAAGGCTGTTGCTTCTGGAATGAACCCAATGGATCTTAAACGAGGTATCGACCTTGCTACTGCATCAGCGGTGAAGAGTATTAGTTCACAAGCAATTGAGTGTACTGACCCAAGTGCTATTGCACAGGTAGGCACGATCTCTGCGAATTCAGATGCATCAATTGGTAATATTATCGCAGAAGCAATGGAAAAAGTTGGCAATGGCGGTGTGATTACAGTAGAGGATGGCACATCATTTGAGAATGAACTTGATGTCGTTGAAGGTATGCAATTTGATCGTGGTTATCTATCACCTTATTTTGCAACCAATCAGGAAAGTATGGTTGCAGAGTTGGATGAACCATTCATTCTACTATTTGATAAGAAGATTAGCAACATTCAATCTATGATTGGAGTGCTAGAAGGAGTTGCCAAAGCTGGGAAACCGTTGCTTATCATCGCAGAAGATATTGAGGGTGAGGCACTGGCTACATTGGTAGTAAATTCAATGCGTGGAATTGTTAAAGTAGCAGCAGTTAAAGCACCTGGGTTTGGTGATAGACGTAGTGCTATGCTACAAGATATTGCTGTTTTAACAGGTGGCACAGTTATTTCAGAAGAAGTAGGGCTATCACTAGAGAAAGTAACTCTTGATGATCTTGGCACTGCAAAGCGGATTGTGGTTGAAAAAGACAACACTACGATTATTGATGGTGCAGGACAAAGTGCCGATATTGATGGGCGTGTTAATCAAATCCGTGTGCAAATTGAAAATTCAACTTCTGATTATGATATTGAAAAACTACAAGAACGTGTTGCTAAACTATCAGGTGGTGTTGCAGTAATCAAGGTTGGCGCTGCTACCGAAGTTGAGATGAAGGAAAAGAAAGATCGCATTGATGATGCCCTTGCTGCTACTCGCGCAGCCGTGGAAGAAGGTGTAGTTGCAGGTGGTGGTGTAGCACTCGTTCGTGCTATTGATGGCATGGCGGGTCTTGCTGGCATCAATCACGATCAGGATGTTGGTATTAACATCTTGCGAAGATCATTGGAAGAACCATTGCGTACTATTGCATACAACGCTGGCGTAGAAGCATCGGTTGTTATCAATAAGGTACGAGAAAGTGAAGGCAACATGGGTTACAATGCTGCAACAGATGAGTACTGTGATATGATTGAGGCAGGTGTTCTTGATCCTGCGAAAGTCACACGATCAGCACTCCAAAATGCAGCATCAGTGGCAAGCCTTATGATTACAACCGAAGCCATGGTTGCGGAAATTCCACACGACGAACCAGCAGCCCCACCAATGGGCGGTGGCGGAATGGGCGGAATGCCAGGCATGATGTAATTTTACTAACATTTTAGTAAAATGATAAATATATGCACAGCAGATGCCAAATGGGTTTGCTGTGTATATCTTGCTTAATTAAAGGAGAAACATTATGACAAGTTTAAAAACAATCAGAGCGAAGGATTTCGCTCCGTTTTATCAAAATTCAGTTGGTATTGACCAACTATTCGACAATTTACTTTCTACAGTAAATGTAAATACACAATCAAACTACCCACCATATAATATTATTAAAAAAGATGATAATAATTATCTGATTGAAGTTGCGGTGGCTGGGTTTAGCGAAGGCGATATCAAAGTAACAGTAGAACAAAATGTTCTAAATATTAATGCAGAAAATTCAGATGAAGAGACTACTGACGAATTCGTGCATCGTGGAATTAGTTCACGTAAATTTAGTAGAACATTCAATCTTGCGGAACACATTGAAATAAAGGCTGCTAAAGTAGAAAATGGTATTTTAAGTCTTGTTTTGGAGCGTGAAATTCCGGAACAACTCATGCCCAAATCTATTGAAATTGAGTATAGACAGTAATATCATTAGCTGACCTTAGCTAGCAGAATAATAGGAGCATATGCTCCTATTATTCTATTCATCATCAAACCTAAACCCAAAGTTAGAATGTAACCTAGCTATTTCTTCTGGCACCCCATGTATATGTCCACCTACCGTCATAGTATTCCATGGCAATGATTCTTTATCTAGCATCGGGGTATCATGCAAGTATAACTCCTGTCCAATAGTTAAATATTCAGGCAAATGTGATATTGGTGTATTCTCAATATTCATACTCCCTCTTACTGTTAGGTTATTAGGCAATTGTGTTATTAGTGTATCTTTGAGGGACAAAAGCCATTCCACTGATAACCCATCAGGCAACTCCTTAACAAAATTGTATGGAAATTCATTAAATGCAAGGTTGCGATAGTTTACCTTCATCATATGGTTACACATATCCATCGTTGGCTTGCTATACTTTTTTTCTAACTGGTCATATCCATATAATGACTCTGGGGTTGAATGTTTGCTGTATAAGTCCATCATTATAGTGTCCTTATGAATGCCTTGTATTTAGATGCATATTCTGGGTCTTTCATTATATATGGTTCGGCTTCTGGCCATCTGCCTTTTTTTCTTATATCCCTAGCATACATAGATGCATATTCTGGGTCTTTCATTATATATGGTTCTGCTTCTGGCCATCTTCTTTCCATTACATACCTAGCATAAAAATATGCATATTTTGGATCTTTCATTATATATGGCTCGGCTTCTGGCCATTCATCTTCTATTACATACTCAGCATAAAAATATGCATATTTTGGATCTTTCATTATATATGGTTCTGCTTCTGACCATCGGTTTCCCATTACCCCACCAGCATACTCATATGCATAATATGGATCTTTCATGATGTAAGGTTCTGCTTCTTTCCATCTGCCTTCTATTACATCTCTAGCATACAGAAATGCATATCCAGGATCTTTCATTATATATGGTTCTGCTTCTTTCCAGTTACCTGTTAGTCTTGCTTCTTCATATGCGAATGATGGGATTTCAAACCTATCTTTATAGCCATATAATGTCTCTGGGTTTGTGTGTTTGCTGTATAAATTCATCGGACTATAGCATCCCCGGAATCTTGGTCAAACAACACCCTAATCTGTTCTGTATCAACCCCAGGAAGTATTATTACATCCAACGATAACACCATCCCATTATGCTGTGAATGATAATTAACGTCCTCTAACACAATCCTCGGATCAGTGTTAATCAACCGTTCAATTTCCGAAGTTACTCTTCGTTCAACATCAACCGTATTAGGTTCAAACAAGTAGTTCCATATAGTCGTACCGTATTCTGGCTTACCAGGTAATTCTCCTTCTCTGATATTCAACATATTAGTTAAATTACGAACCACTAACTCTCTATCAGTCAATGTAAATTTTTTGTGTTTGCTTATTGTGCTGAAACCTTTATACATATTCATACTTATTTAATTGAAATTAATATTATTGGGCCGAATGGATTGAATCACATTCGTATCATGTTCTAGTAAAATATTAACAGGGATGTAATTAGTTGGCAAGTATAACACCAAAGTACGATCAGCTGCCACGGTGATATTATCAGCAGTCATTGAATTAGTATCAATCGCATCAATGTACCGCCTATCATACTGCACAAATCCAGTTGTTCTTTTGGAATTAAGTTTATTATGTGGTTTTACTATAGTTGTCATCTCATATGGCGGAATCATATGGTCTTCGTTCATAACTAGGTTTTCACACATAGATATATCTAAAAACCCATTTATCGTTAAATTAGATATAGGTGGTGATACTATTGTCGCATATGGAGAATGTCCAAATCCTATGGGAACACACCTATTCTCTTCAACATTGTATTGTTCATACCCGACAATACATCCGTCTGTGTCAAATACCGGATTAATAACTTCCTCGTATATTACCCCTGGTATTAATCTACTGCTATAAATCTCAGGCGGATATTCTTTTAATCTTACCAATGAAGTGTTAGATGCATCCAGATACCCATTAACTTCGTCTAAATTATATGGCAACGAGGATATATGATCGCACCCAGATATATCTAAGTACCCATCAAACTTCAACGATGTAGGTATTTGCTCAATTAAGGTATTGGATAAATTTAAATATCCATTCACCACCAAATTCTCAGGCAATGCTCTAATCGGTACATATCTTAAATTTAGACCACCATTTATCGTTAAATCACATGGCAATGA